GCCTTGCCCTGAGGAAGGGCTGGTGCGGCCCCGTCACGGCATTCATCAAGGCGGGGGAGCCCAGCAAGAAGGTCCATGGGAGGATCGTCTGCGCCGCCGGCGTGGTCGACCAGCTCATTGACATGGCCATCTTCGGGCCCTTCAAGGAGGCCCACCACCGCGCCTTCCCGCATTCGCCGGTCTGCATCGGCGTCAACTTTGAGGACGCGGCGGTGGCGCAGCTGTACCGCGCCCGCGGTTTCGAGGGCAAGGTCGGCCGCGACGTTTCCGCCTGGGACTCCGCGAAGACGCGCTCGACCTCCGAGCGCGCCATCGAGGTCGTCTCGCTCAGTCATGCGACGCCCTTTCCGCCAAACCTTGTCAGGCGGACGACCCTGATTGATTGCACTCACACGTACATTCTCCCTGACGGGAAGGTCGTGCAGCCAATCGACCACGGTCGCACCGACTCCGGTCGGTGGAGGACGACGCCGGTCAACACCATCAGCTCGCTTCTCTTGTCGTATGCCGCCGGGGCAGAGAACCCGACGACGGCAGGAGACGACGCAGTCGAGGAGCCCCCCACGAGGGCACGCAAGGCGGCGTACAAGTCTTTCGGCTACAACGTCACCTTCGTCGAGAACGCGCCGTCAGGGTCAGTGGAATTCTGCTCCCACATGATTTACCCGGACAAGGCGGTACCCACTCGCTTCGCCAAGGCGGCCTACGGGTTCCTGGCGAACGTGGACCCTACCACCTTCGAGGTCCTGAACGACGCCCTCCCCTCCTTCACGCACGTCATGCGACACGCGGAGGAGCTCGGAGACTTTCTGGAAAGGCTGAGAGAGCTCCAGGCGGGCGACGGGGGCCCGGACGGCGACAATTCCGTCCTTTTGGATGGTACGCCGCAACCCCGTGCAAAAGAAGGGACAGCAGTCCCGTCAGTCTCGCCCTCGTCCCCGCAAGGGGACAGGGGCGATGACTGAGTCCCACAACGCGCGCGCCGTCATCACGGCGGCGTGCGCCTTGACCGACCCGTTCTGCGACCACGCAAACGGGTCGAAGTACCCCTCGGAGTCGAGCCAGCCGACCATCACCTACAAGGCTGAGACGAATGGCACGATTACGACGGGTGCTACCGGACTCGCCGGTCTCTTCTTCGCGCCGACACCACGCTCGGCGGAACACGCGGCCACGGCCGCCCTCGCGGGCAGCTCGTGGGCCGTCGCGTCCCCCAACATTGATCTGGGGACGGAGTTCGACGCCCTCCTCGGCAACGTCGAGGGCGGTCGGCTCATCAGTGCCGGGATTGAGATCTTTGACGTCGCCCCCGCGACCGCGGAGGGTGGCATCATTGTCGCTTCCCAGTTCACTGGAACCTCTCCCTCCGGGAACTCGATCGCCGTGATGGCGCCGCAAGGCACCAACAAGGTGACGTGTGACCGCCGGAAGGGTTTCACGTGGATCGCCAAGCCGGCGAGCACTACCGCCAGGAACTTCTACGACACGTCGACGACGTTCACGGCGGG